CCTATTATAAGGCCGTTCCCCGTGTTGAGTTCAGCTTGCATACCGTATCTTAGTATGCTTGAACGCGTCAACGACGGAACCCCGCGACCCTGTCGCGCTTACCGCTCACGCACCACAAAAGTGGTGACAAGAGCTCTGAGAGATTGGGCTTATGTCTTTGGACATCCGAAGCCCTCCGTCGACCTTCCTGGCGATGGAGATTGCATGGCATTCTCCAAAGCTGTGAAGGGGCTCCTAGCGGACTGCCCATCGCTCCTCGAAGAGGAGAGGATGGCTTGGCAGTCAGTGAAGAAGCTTCTCCCTGCGAGTTGTAAATGCATGGAGACGCCTTTGCTACGTGGAGTCGTCAATGGATTCGGGCAATCAGCCCGGAGCCTTCCTTCTGGCTACTTGGACTTCGTCGAGAAAGAGACCCGCCGCCTGTTTCCAAAGGCGTGGGACTCTGGACTTTACGAAGACCGAGTTCTTTCTACCTCTCCTGGCCTTTCTGGCACAGTCGACGACCTCCGCTCTCAAGGCGGTTGTCAAGCCGGCTGGCAAGGCAAGCATTCGGAATTTCTAGACGGGGCCCTGAACGGGCACTATCCAGGAGGTATCGAACGTTGTGCCGAGCTCATTGTAGTTCAGTCCGCAGGGAAACCTCGTGCTCTCACGAAGTTTTCCGGCGAGACTCTTCTACTGAAGCCTCTCCACACGAGCATCTATGATCGCCTTCGACGTAGTCGTTGGCTTTCCGTAGGTGACGTGACGGACGCTTCGCTTGCCAGAGCTGGCTTTTCGAAGAAGGAGGGCGAGACCCTTACTTCTGGGGACTACAAATCTGCAACTGATCAGTTGTCGATTGAAGTAGCCGAGAAGATTTTGGGGACCCTTCTTTCCAACGCAATTTGCGTTCCTGTTGCGCTTCGCGAGGAAGCCTTAAAGATCCTTCGGCCAACGCTTTTCCACGAAAAGCTTTGTCCGGACGGTATCGAGCCGCGAGTAGGGCAGATGATGGGCAGCTTTTTGAGCTTTCCACTTCTTTGTCTTCAGAACCGCTTTGCCTTTTTGTGGGCAATGCGAACTGATGGCTTGAGCCCTGCAGCTGCGGAGAAGGTTCCTTGTTTGATCAACGGGGACGACATCCTTTTTCAGTCGGTTAAACGAACCTCTGATGTTTGGATGCACACGGTTGGAAGGTTGGGTTTAGAGGTCGAGCGCACTAAGACGTCAGTCTCCGATGAGTACGGTTCATTGAACAGCACTCTGATTCGCTGGGCGGGGGAACACCTTCGGGTGATTCCCACTCTGCGTTTCGGGAGACTACGATCTTCTCAGTACGTGAACTCTCTTGCCTTTGAGTTCAAAGGATTTGTTGCAGGACTTAGGAACGGCTATCGCTTTCGGGCGGGAGTCGTTTTTTTCCGCTGGCATCTCGGTTCATTAAGGTCAACTAGATTGACACTTCTTGAGTTGGGATTCAGAGGGAGTCTTGCAGCACGTCTGTCTGAACTCTTTCGAATGGCACCAAGCGTCAAGCCTGAGTACGAATGTCCACCTGCCCCTGTAGGTCAC